GGGCCTTGCATCGTGCACTAGCGAATTTTGCGTCATGCAGAACATATATTCATGATGACCTCGTTGATTTGCCATTTTGACGAATGATTCAAAAACTCGAAATTCGATCGGTCTACTCATTGGAATACCTATCATAATTTTGATAGGTATTTGTTTAGCTTCGTCTGTCATTGTTCACACGCTCCTGTGTTTGTGTGTACCTGTAAAAAATCGGGGGAAGGGGATACAGGCTTCCCCTTATCATCCGTCGACTATCCCCCGATACGCGCGAATCGCGTTTTATTAACCTTGGTAGCGGTCGTTGCCTTGTACGTTAATTGCACTGATCGAAGAAGCTGTATCAACCTTGGTTACATACACGCCTAGGTAGCGCTTGCCTTCTGTGATTTCAGTGTTCAATACATCTACAGTCGTAACATTTGTCGAAGCTGTCGCAACGGATACTGTTGTTGTACTCAACAAAGTTGCAACTGCACCTGCCCAAGTTGCCGCTGTGGACTCGTAAACTTTAACAACAAGCGTACTCGCTGTGGTAGCTGTACCATGAGATACAACCGCCGCGAATCGTCCGAATTGGCTCATATCAACGAGAGTAGAAGAAGAGATTGCCGCCGAAACTTGCGGATAAATTGCTTCCGAAATTGTTACTTGTTCGCTAATTTTTGCGTTTGGCATTGTTTAAACCTCCCTTATTAAGTAAGTGTTACGAATGGCGACAATGTTGATCCGCCTGCGCGTGGTGTGATTGCTGAATCAATCCAAGGCTGACCTGCTACGCGGCTTACAAATCTCCAAGATTTTTCATCCGTTTGGAATTTGACATGAATGGACTCATCCACAGTCAATTGTTGACGGTCTCCAATCAGGTAGTAAGACATGTCAGCTAACAAGATATCGCCGGATGTTCCAAGCGCTGGCAATTTCTCAGTTACGATAACCGGAACGCCATAAATGGTTTGCGGCAACGCGCCTGCAATTGTAGAATTCGAACCTGGCAACAGAATGTAATTGCTGTTTTCGTCTTTCAATTTGTAGATTTCAGGCAATACGGATTGATTGATTACCCATACTTTGTTGGAAAGGGATCCATAAGAACGCGCTAACATTGCTACAAGATCAACAGTCCCTACGCGGCTTGCTGTTGTGCGTGTTACTGCGATTTTAGCAGGTGCATTCAAGATTCCAAGCGGCTTGCCTACACCGTTTCCAGTCAAAAATGCTACATCTTCCTCGAATGCGATTGTTTGCGCGAATAGGTCTTGCAAAAGTCCGCCCATGCTCACAATTGCATCATTGTTCAATTCATCGGACGATTCAACGTAACCGATCAATTTATTAGCTTCCAAAGTCACTTGCTTGAATTTAGGTGCGCTCGGTGTTTTTGTTTCGCCTTCACCAGTCCAGTAAGCCGCAACTCCGCCAAAAATCGAACCTGCCGCATTACTTGCAACGTTCAGTGCTGGCATTTTTAGAATGTTGCTCGCCATGTTCAAAACGCGTGCGCCGCTTCCGCGAACAACGGAACGCTCCAAACGCACTTGTGCAACTTCATTCATAAATTGCTCTGGAACCAAGAAGCCGCCATCGACTCCAGTGGACTCACCCAATGCTTTGCGCGTCATTTCACGAAGTCCTGCGTCGCCGCGACGTGCTTTAACCAAGAAGTCGCCAAAAGTCTCTTTGCGCTCAGGTGCAACGAATGCCGATTTTTTAGCTTGCTCGGACAACTCCGCTTTTGTTTTCTCAAGTTCCGTTTGGAATTTGCTGAACAACGCATCAGCGTCTGCATTGTCTTTCGCTTGATTGCTAAGGCGCTCCATCAAACGGTCTTCTAACGATTTCAATTCCATTTTCGAAGCGCCATTGGAAAGCGCCTCGCCGATTGCTTGTTGAATCTCTTTAATTGCATCCATCGTTGTCACTCCTTCAAGTTGTGTTTTTTGTCCTTCATCATAAAACGTATTGCATACTGCGAACCTTTGGTCATTGTCCGGAAAGTCCGCTAATGCTTCTGCATCACCCATACAACGATTGACAAATTCATCTCTACCCTCGCCGCTTTGTGGACTAGGCATTTTTGAACCCTCGAATCATTTGCAGGATTGCTTGTACTTCTTGTTGCTCATCATCGCTTTTTTGAGTGGATGCCTCCGGCTCAAGTTGTGCGATAAGCTCATTAAGTTTTTGAATCGCGTTTTTGATTTCGCCGATATCAGCGCTTTTCACATCATACAAAAGTTCAGAAAGAGACTTTGCAGAAGTGATACGCGCTTTTTCGTTTGCCGCAAAAGTTACGGGAGAAAACTCCCATAGCCGCAACTCTTTAAGCATACGATTTTTAGACTTATACTCGTCTTTGATTATATCATAACCGATGGACATCTCGTCTATGACACCATCACGCATTAACTCCATCGCTTTTCTTCCGGTGTCAGTCATCGAAATCTTGGCTTTAATATATAAACCTTTTGAATCTTGTTCCATCGCTATAGGCTTGCCGATTGGCTCACTTGTGTCATGTTGCCACAACACCTTCACGCGTGCGCTGTTCTCCTTTAACGTCTTCGTGAACGCGCCTTGCTCGATTACATCACCGTACGAATCAACGTTGCCAAAGTAAGCCGCGTAACCTTCAATCGTGTTATCGCCTGCCGCTTTCAACTCGAATCTACTCGCTTTGTATTGCATCATCCTCGCCCCTTTCTTGTGACCTCACATACCCTACTGCACATCTGCAATTGATCCGTTCCCTTGCTGACAATTCCCAATCAGCCGGATATTCACCTAAAGACTGACCAACGCGGAATTTGTCCGTCAGTGCTATAGCCGGATGACCAGACATTGCCGCGTGTGTGTCTCGCGTGTCTCCGTCTTGTGTCGGAATCCAAATCTTTAGTAACCTAGCGCCGAAATCCGTTTCCGCTTGTTGTGCACCTGATAGGCTTCCCTTGTTCGCGGCTGTCATCGTTTCCGTTCGTGCGATTGTCTCCGAACGATTCGGGATGATTTGCTCTAGATACAATTGACCGATTGCATAGGCGATTGTGTCCGGCGTTTCTTCATCACCAATTGCCCATCCTGCCGCGATTCCTTGCGCGATGATTGTTTTAATTTCTGCGCGTGTGGTGTCGTCAATCAGCACAACCGCGTTTCCGACATTCAACGTGATCCAATACAGCAAGTCATCCGTATATGCTTCGAATGCTTTCGTCTGCATTTTTTCTCGCCGCAAATCGTTGTATTGCTGTTTGCCGAAATGATCGATCACCGCACGATTCATAGCAATTAGCACGTTGCGCAAATCTTTGCTTGTCGCTGTGACCACTTCATCAGTGATACGCTCCGCTTCGAATGCTGACGCGCCTTCCAATTGCTTCATCAGTTTCGATTGCTGATCCACAAAATAGCGCTTGATCTCGCGTTTCGTCTTGACGATATAGCGCTCACGTTCTGCATCGATACGTTTCCAGTACATCTTCATTTCGTCCGGCGACATATCGACCGATTTTTTTTGCTTGTCCTTTGCTTCTTGAATAACCGACTTCATGTGATCCAATCCACGCGAACCTATCATGTGCCATTTGACCTGCGCAATTACACCTGCTAGGCGATGGTCTCGGTAGTGCCGCGCTGACCACGCTTCACGCATCCGAATAATATCGATATCGTTCGGTGTCAACTCGTCAGCAGACTTACCTTCGTCACGAACGCGGCGGATTACTCTGTAGGTATCGTTTCCCTGAATGTTTCCACCCTTTGCCCATATATCTGGAAAATTGTTTTTTAAATCTTCGGCATAGTCCAATGGGAACAATTCAAATTGACTGTTAGCAAGTGAAACGGTTTTATCTTCTCCGCTTACCGGAAAGTTTGTAGGTACTTTTTTTTTTGCAATTTCGATCTGGATTTCAGTAGCTTCTTCTTCGTCGTCGCCATCTTCCAATTCGATTTCTTCCGGCTCTTCCATTTCCTCCGGCTCCATCTCTTCCGGCTCTTCCATCTCTGGCGCTTCTGGCTGTTCGACTTCTGGAAGCGGCGCTGATCCGGCGACTGCTAATTCGTTGAAATAGAGATTTCCCGATATAGGATCGTCTTCATAATCCAACGCATAGCGACCTTCGTTGCGCTTAATCAGTCCGGCTTTGAATTGCTCAATGACTCGCTTGGACTTCTTGTCCTCGTTCTCCTTGAGCGCTCCTACACCAGTCAAATCATATTTCAAAACTAGCGAATCGGAATATCTCGGTAGCAAGTCGGACTGCAACTTGTCTAGCATATGGTCTAAGTATCGACTTATTACGGTGTTTTCCCAAAACGCTTTTTGTGCTTCGCCATAATTGCTATACGTCTGTCCTTCTGGATCTCCTACAATTTGCGAAGGAACACCGAACGCGGCGCATATCTCTGTGCGATTTACTTTTCGCTGATTCAAAAAGTCCATATCCATAGCTGACAATCCAATTTGCTGATACGTTGCTTTGTCAGCATTCAGGATCAATGGGATACGCGCATTGCTTCCACCTGCGTATCGTTTCCGCCACTCTTCGCGCAACGTCTCTTGCAATTCCGGCGATGGATTCTGAATTTGAAAGACTCCTGCCGGAACACCTGCGTTTTGAAGTGTAGACTTATTCCAGTCAACCGCTTCATTTTCTGTATCAATTGTCCGGCTTAATGCTCGAATCGGACTTTGCCCTTGATAAACGTCTAGCGGATCATTGAATTTTGACCACAGCACTTCTTCCGGAGTGTACAAAATTGGCGTATCCAGACGGTACTCATAACCGCCGATGAATTCCGTACGGTGTGGAATTGGATACATATAGTGCGGATATAGCGGATACATCGCCATTGGCGCGTTCGGATTGCTGTATTCGGCGTAAAATTTGCCCTCAATAGCCAAATACGTTGCCCAATAGTCGATGAAGTCTTTTCCGCTCATATGCGGATTCGCTTTACTGTTAAGCATGGTTAGAATAGGTCT